CCGGCGTCGATGTCGACCTTGGTGAGATTTACCTCACCCGTCCCCTTTGGTGTGATGTTGATGTCGATGTTGGCGTCAGTACCGTCTGCGGACAGCGTGTTGCCAGTCAGTGTGACCCCGGTAGCGGCGTTGCTCGTCGTGAATGTAGTGGCGTCAATCGACGTGATGCCAGAGAACGTGCCGCTAAACGTAACGCCGCTGATCGCCCCACCGGTAATTGCCACCGCATCTGCGTTCTGTGTAGCGATGGTTCCAAGAGCGAGCGCGGTGCGCGCCGTTGCCTGATTAACAAAGGCCACATTGGTGATGCTCACCAGCCCTGTACCGTTAGGGGTAAGGTTGATGTTGCCGTTGGTGTTGGTTGAAGCAATGGTGTTACCGCTAAAGCGAATATTCCCGACTGATGTCGAGACCGTACCAATCTTCACGGCTGTCGCCACACCGGTACCACTATAGAGGGTTTTTTCCGTGGCTTCAGGACCGCCGTTGACGTGCATCAACTGACCAAATGTGACATTGATCGCGGAGCCAGTGAGGTTAGTGGGCATCGTTCAAGCCTTTAATTCTGCGTAGGGTGAATGGGGCTGTCACCCTATATAGATGACAGCCCCAAGCTCATCAGTTGCAGTCGGCGACGATAGCCCACACGCGAACGACAGCCAGATCAGCCGCGTTCACAGTCGTCACGTCGATGGTGTCGGCGGCATTGTAGTACTTACCGAAACCGAAAGCTGGCGAGAGCGTGTTTGGTGCGCCTTCAACCAGCGTGACCGTCGTCGACGAGTAACCTGCTGCCGTGTTACCGTTGACACCGTCGAGGAAGCCGTCGGGGTCAACACCATCACCAACGTCGAGGGTCAGCGTACCGCCCTCAGCCTTGGTAACATCCACACCGACAGCAATGACCTGAGTCTTTGCCGGGATACGGAGGACTTCGAGCACGTCGCCAGCGCCGAGAGCGGTGGCACCAGCGGCGGCGCGAGCAGCAGTGATAGCTGCAAAGTCAAGATCGACTTCGATGCGGGTCAGGCGATGCAGACCGTTATCCGGGTACGCCGCAGCGGTGCCCTTATTGAAGCCGAGCGAGTCAGTATAAGTAGCCATTCTTCTAACCTTTCATTGTAGATGGGGGGCCGAGGCCCCCCACCATCAGAACTGGATGACAGCCGTCGAGAGAGCTTCCGGCTTCACAACCTTGTAGCCATATACCTGAAGACCACGGATGATGTTACCGAAGGTCGTTTCAGAGCGGATGGTCTCCATGTTGGTCATCTGCGATGCAAACGTGAAGCCCATCTTGTGGCCCGAGACAATGTTGTACTTACCCGAACTCACATACAGGTTGTGGCTCACATACAGCGTGAAGCGGTCGATCATACCGAGACGACCGTTGCGGAGCGGAGTGACGCTATCGCCGGTCAGCGAGGCGTCCTTCAGTTCCGACTTCTTGATGAGGCCAGCCATCTTGGCCGGGATCACCAGAAAGCGGTCGGCTTCCGGGCAGTTTGCTTCGTCGAGCACGGTACCCATATCAACGATCAGGTCGATAACCGACGTGGTCGCGGAAGCACCATCCTTGGTGACAGTCAACGGCGAACCGGTGGTGCCGAGGTTGAACGAAGCCGACTGCTCGCCAGCGGTAGCACCCTTGTTAAAGGCACCGATACCCGGCAGGATGTCGGTCAACACGCGCTGATCGATCTTGATCTTCATACGCTCAGAAGCGTCCTTCGACCAAGTGTCCATCATGTTGATGTCCGACTGGACCTTATCAACATCGTCTTCGACGCAAGCAAAATACTCGCCCTTGTCGATGACAAGCTGAATCTTCGGCTTATCGGGGTTGTCAACCGTCAGCGCCTGACCCTTGATGTAGTCACGGATGACAATCTCAGGCGTGGTGCGGATGTTGACGGTGTCGCCGTACTGGCGGATTTCACCTTCATAGGTGGTGTTCGAGATCGCTGCGAGCACGGTGGCATCGTAGAAGTTCTCGATCAGTTTACCCGACCAGATTTCGGGGATGAAGTTGCCCGAGTAGTTCGGACGACCGGGGGAATTAGGAAACGCCATGACTTAACCTTTCTAATCAAGCATTTACGACAATGCGGCCTTCTCGTTGCGCCGCGAAAATGTCGTGTTCAGTACGATCCCGCTCCTGCTCGCGACCCTTGTACTTACCTGACCGCACGTCATCGAAGAACTTCTTGATGTCGTCGGGCGAATAGGTCTTGGGCTGCTTGGACGATGATGCACTGGAACCGCGTGAGCGACCCGGGGCAACTTGCCGTTCAAGCTCGTTTGAAGCAGCGGAGGTGGATTGAGCAACAGAGGCTTGTCCAGTGGACTCAAGCCAAGTTTGGAAGAACGCACTTACCCGATACGCATCGAGTGCTCGTTGGGCATCTTCAAGGTATGTCTGTCGTGCAACACCGGTCAGCGGATCGACATCGAGGAGCCAAGACTGAAAGCCTTGGTCATCGTTGACGTTGCGCCAAGACGGTACGTAGTTCGTCAGATCGGACCAGAACTGCTGCTCAGCCGATACCTGCTGACGCTGAGCGACAGCCTGCACCTGCGGGACAACACTTGTCTGCATCTGCTGGAGGAGACCCTCAATCTGGGCAAGGCGCTGAGCTACGGGAACAAGTTCCTCGCGGCTAACTTTGCGCATCACGTCGAGTGATTCGCCGTACTCAGTTACGTCCTGATCCGTCACATACCGCTGGGGCTGTTCCGTATCCTTGGACTTCTGAGCGGCAGTTGAACCCTGTTGAGACAGAGTCGCCAGCAGTTGTTCCATCTGCGAGACACGCTGCTCCAGTTCAGACTTCTGCCGAACTGTAGCGTTGTACGACCCCTGAAGGGACCGCCATCTCTGAGCATAGGTATCAGAGTTCTCATCTTCCGAGTTTGGTGCGCCGGTAGTGTGCTCGTCTCCCGGTGCCTGAGCAGCATTCTCGTTAGCGTCAGCGTCAGCCTGTGGTGTGCTTTGGGCAGTGTCAACGATTTCCTCTCTGGCCTCAGCGTTATCGCTTGTGCCAGCTTCCCCGTTAAGCTGCTTGTACAACTCCTGCACAGCTTCGGACTGCTTACGAACTTGCTCTGGAAGTGCCATGTTAATTGCTCCAATCTGTGAGCTTGATTAGTCGGCTCATAAGTCAGCCGCTAGATTAGGGGCATCGGAGGCAAACTTCGTCAGTTCACCCAACACTTGGCACCTGCCCTGATAAATGCCAGTGTGTTCTACCGCGCTTGGTAGGCGACGAAGCTCCATCATCTCCCATTCCCGCAGCCAACTCAGAAGAATTGGAAACTGCCGGACGGAAGCTGCGAGAGCTTTCGTTACCTGTGGGTCAGGTCGGATCACGCCGCCGCCCCACTTACGCGGCTACTGACCGTGTTACCCGCCATTCCACCCTTGGGTTCTCCGCTTGGACCAGTGGCAACCGGCGCAGGCTGCTGTGTCTGCTGCATTGAGGCAGCAGCACTCGCGGCGAGGGCCGTCTGTTGCTGGTTGTAGGCGAACTTCTCCCGGGATGGGACGACATCGTCCACGGGCATTTGCAACCCTTTGGCTATCTCGCGAAGGATCGCGGCACGGCCATCCACTCCAATGATGCCCATATCGAACTCATTGGCGGTTGCGTTGAGGAACTCGATGCGGCGGACGTTGACGGTCTCCTTGACCGCGAGGTTGATGGCACCCTTCGCCATAACCTGAACGTCGCCCTTGATGCTTTCGTCGTCGTCGTAGCGCATGTTGTAGACGAACTGACGCTCGACAATGGGCTTCACGACATCAGTATCGATGTGCATGACTACCTGCCGGATACCCTTACCTGCCGCGCCCATAAGCATGGACAGGCCCGATGATGTGCGGCCAGCGCCCTGTACGTTCAGGTCACCGTAGACATACGCTGGGATGCCCGAGTGGTCATCGGCAAGGCGTGAGAACTTCTCGTAGACCCCCATCAACTCAGTAGCCCGAGAGTCAGGCTGCGTGAACCGGATAGCCGGAGCCGACGACCCAACAGGATCGTTGATAGTCTGCCAGATTTTCCACGGTGAAAGCTGAGTGATATCCTCGTTTGCCGGGATGCGTTCAAGGTTGACCTCGACCTGCGGACCCGAGGCAATGCCCATGTTATTGACCAGTGCGCGAGCAGCAGCGTTGCACACACCTTGAAGGTCTTCGATGATCTCAGGGATACCCTTACCCCAGAACGCGCCGGGGCACTTGATGAAGCTCGTCTTGGCGTAGGGCTTCTCGCCCAGCGGGTCGTAGTTCAGCACTGCCTTGATGACGTAGTTGCCCACGATCCAGACATTGGCATCGTACTCCCGTGCTGAATCAGGCACGTCGTCTGTAGTCATGCCCCATTCGATGAGCATCTTACCGCTGACTTTACCCCAAAACTCCAGCGCATCGTACTCAGTCGTCGGGCGCATGTAGCTGTAAAACTTGCGCTCTTCCTCGTCCTTCTGAAGTTCAACGTCTTCGTTGATCCACGACTGGCCGTTGCCGATCTCAAGAACCTTGCGGATGGCGTCTTCGTCATACCCGGGCACACCGATAAGATCAGACAGCGAAGTCCGCGAAAGCCGGTGATGCTCGAACAGATACCCTTCGTTGATGGTGCTGATACCCGGCTCAGGGTACATGCGGAACGGGTCGACGCGCTCGTATTCAGGACCAAGCCGTTCAATCGGCTCTACTGTGGTGCGACCATCGGGCGAGGTCTTCCATCCTAGCGCCCGCTGCCGCCTCACAATCGGACCTTTGACGAACGCCGCCGGGAACGTAACGAGATCAGTGATGAAATCGTTGAACGCCGTTCCCCAGCCACCTTGCGCAAACTGGTCCTGAATCTTCGTCTTCATCTGGTCGGCGCGGTTCTGCGCCTGCCGGAGTATCTCAAAGCGGTAATCCTGCGAGATCATCTCCTTTAACTCAGACATCTTTGCCTGAGATGGAGCCTGCCCCGTAGTCTGCACGATCTCCAGAACGCGCTCTGCAAAGTTGTTCTGCACCTCACGGGACTGTGTCGGCGAGAGATCAGGGATGGGTGTTGCGTTCAGGTCCCACGGGGGCGACCCGTTGTCGAGCAGGATGTCACGCAGCCAGCTTTCCGCTGCCCTGCACTTCACCTCGGTGATCATCATGTAAAGCTCAGAGCCGCCCTGCCCTCTGATCTGCTGGAGCTTATCGGCCTCATACTCACCATTGCGCTGGCGCATGGCTGTGAGCATGATCTGCTCAATAGGACGCTTGGCCATCTCAGCCACATCCCAGCACTGTCGTAGGTAGCCGGTTAGCCCCAGTATAAGCGGCTGATTCTGGCGCTCTTGAAGCGCGCGATCAGTAGCTTCCTTCTCCTGACGAACAAGTTCGTCATTCCCGACTACGCGAAGGAAGGTAAGACCTGCCACTCAACCACCTAAACAAGACATGTTCTGGGTAATTTAGCACGGTGTGTCTGTGTGTGCAACACACAAACAAAAAAGCCCTCGGAGTCATAGCGAACTACACTCCGAGGGCCAGTCTGGGGGAGGAACATCGGGAAGAGATTACTTCTTAAACGATCCGTAGCCGGTACCTGACGACGACAGCACCTTTGCCGGTGCCTTTGCCGGTGCCTTTGCCGGTGCCTTTGGCTTTGCTGGAAGACCCATGGCCTTCTCTTCAGCAAGGTTCAGTTTCTCCATTCGCTTGGCGCTCTCAACACTAGCGCCAATCGGCGGCATTTTACCCGGCATCACGATCTCCAGTGGTATCACCGTGCCGGTGTATCACGTCCAACCACCTGCTGCAACCTGCTTGATTTCACGCCGCTCAGCGAGTTTACCCGCCTCCCCGCCGCTGTGCATGTGGAGCGCCAGATACTGCAACGCCTCAGCGATATGTGAGTGCTTGTTCTTGTCGATGACCCCATCAGCTTTCGGCTTGTAGCGGTACCCACCCATCATCGCTGCCTTGAGTGCAGTGCATCGCGGGTCGAGCAGGAACCCCGGGTCACCGTCCACCTGCCGCATCAGATACTCATCGACCGCGTTGATCCGCGCCGAGACGTTGTTGGTCT